TCACCTCGTCGCCTTCCTTGGCCAGGACGACATGAGACTTGCTGGGATGCTTTGGCGTCCGCTTGGGCTTGTTGTAGCCCTCAAATTCTTCGCCGCGATATTTAATCGTCATCTTCGTCATCCTCCGTGCAGGTAATGACTTCTACGCCTTCAGCAAGCCTACCCATCAAAGCACCAAGGATTTCAGGGCTGTTGGGCGTAGGGAACATGAAGCGACCTTCAACAATGCCATCGGCGCATTTCAGGTAAGTGCAACTGCCTTCCCAGATTCGGCCTTTCATTTGCGTTTTGGCGCTGCCTTCAATTCTGACCGCTTTTTAAGAACTGGGTTGCCGGTTGATTCTGATTTGATTCGCAACACAGGGTCATCGGCAGAGCCAACACGAGTAACAGTACCGCCGCGGGAAGTGCGAACAGAGCCACGCTTGCCTTCTTTGCCGACGACCACGCCATAAGTGCGAACCCCTTGATAAGTCCAGCTCACACGGGAGCCAATGCCAATAGCCATCATTTTTTCTTGCGACGTTTACGGGATTTGCCAGCCTTGGAATAGGCAATGGCCGCGGCCTGCTTGGGATCCTTGCCCGCCATGATTTCACGGCGGATGTTTTCCTGAATGACCTTTTTGCTGCGGCCTTTTTTAAGTGGCATGGATTAAGCTCCGCCCGCTGCCTTTGATTCTATGGACTTCCTTCTGGATCGCCCTGATGGTGTAACCGTCCGCGAGCTGCGGAACATGCTAGGGCAAGTGCCAGAGACCAAAGAGGATGGCACACCAGCAAGGGTGTTTTTGACCTGCGGCAACCTGCAGACATCACAATTAAAAATCGCCACCCTTGATGAGGATGACGATCTTTTGCTGGTCCCAGATTTTTGGCAAGCCGTGATGGAAGACGTTGGCAGCTGGGAAGATTTTGTTGATTAGAAGCCAGGCAAGCGAGCGCCAAGCCGACGGGTTTGAGCAGAAGTCGCCCGTTGATAGCGGCGCATATTCTTCTCAAAATCCTTGGTGCCAAGAGATTTGCGCGCCCGTTTTTCGGAAATACGAACAGCCCGGTCAAATTTGGTCGCTTTGGATTCGCCCCGCACACCTTCATCCATGCTGCGACGCTTTTTCATGCCGCGTGTCGTGCCTTTCCGCGTTGCAGATTCAAAGGCGCCCTTCTTGTAGCCAGTTTTCCTTGATGCAGCTTGCTTGCCCTTTTGGCTGCCGCGGAAGGTGCTTGTTTTAGTGAATGATCCGCCTTTCTTCGAAAGGTTTGTTTTGCGGCGTGCGCCCTCCTTGGCCTTATAGGCGGCCTTGGCTGCACGGCCAGCCTTCACGCTTGTACCGCCACCCTTGCCAGATTTTTGGAAGGCAAGATCAGATTTGCGGGGCTTTTTGGATTTACCCATGCCACCGCCACCACCACCAGAGGCGAAACGGCCTTTCTTATCGCGTGAGTACCTGCGGGCCATGACCGTAAGAGATTTTCTTCATTTTAATCAGTATTAATCGCCCCGTATCGCTGCCTGAGCTGAGCCAAGGTGACCTCGGAGCCATCCTCACGGACCATCTTTTTCAAGGCTTCCTGTGGCCCCAGCTTGTTTGAAAGCTTGTCAAAATATGCCGCCCGTGATTTACCCAGCACCTCCTCCTGATACGCCTTGGGCTTGTCTCGCAGCCATTGCCCATAGGTTGTGCTGGCTTTGACCTGACCGCCTTCCGCAGATCGCTTGAAAAATAAGCTGCCCTTATCCAAAACCTCCTCAGGTGGACGCAGACCAAGCTCTTGGTAATTGATCACCGGCACGATGGTGGAACGGCAGTTGAAATGAACCGGCGGAACAGGACCGTCGCCATAGGTAAATTCCTGGCCATCAAGGCTTTGACAGATCGCTGAGGTCCGGCCATCAAGCGTGGCGACATATCTGTATTTCTGCGTGACATCTTGGTTGGCTTTATATACGTTGTCGCTTGCGGCGTTGGCGACCTGCTGAATTGACGTGCGAACAACGGTCAACACCTGATGGTCTGCCATTTTCGTCAGCTCACCACCAGCCAAGGCTTGTTGCCGTGCAGTCTTTGCAAGTTGGCCAAAGTTCAAGCTGCCGACCAGGCGACGCGCAATCTGCGGGGTTGGTTCGCCCGACAAAAGGCCAGTACGCACAACAGCGTTGAAACGTTGCGCTTGAGATTCAGCCAAGCCGCGGAATGCTTTGCTGATAACTTGGCCATTGGGCAATGTGATTGCTGCGCCCTGTCCTGCCGTCAAATTGAAAGCCGCAGTTGTCGGAACCTGCCCGGGAACCGCTGCCAGCACTCGCGCATCATTCAACGGCACAACCAGATTGACATCAGTTGGATCAACCGTGGCCACCGTCGCGGCAAAGTTCGGTGCAACCTCAACGGTGCGAACTGCCTGTTGAGCGACAACACTAGGCTCGATCTGACGCGCACCAATCTGGCCGCCTTCAATGGCAAGCCTCAGCTGTTCGGTGACAAATTCGGTTTGCAGCTCAGCCAAGCCTTGAAGCTCACCGGTCATATAAGCAGTGCTCCGGCCAGCCCAGCCGTCTAGCGATTCCTTGAGCTGAGCAAGGATGACGCGCAAACGCTGCGCCTGATAAGACTGTGGGCTAACAATGCCTGCGCCTGCTGTTGCTGCACCAATGTCGATGGCCTTTAGATCGGCAACGGCGCTAAGGATGATGTTGTTGTAATCACGAACGATCTGCTTGGCGACGCTATTACTGAAACGATTCAGGTCAATCGCATTGCGATAGATATTGGCGATGGGTTGATTCGGGTCAATCCGCCGCTTGAACTGTTCAACGTTGAGCAGGCGCGGCGTTACGCCAGATTGCGTCATTGTTCAATGGGAGCTTGGTCGTCTTCCATCGAAACCTGTTCTGCTGGCATATCACCTGAAGTGATGTCCATGCCGCCGCCCATTGCGATCAACCCGCCCATTTGCGTGGCTTCCAGTTCCTCTTCAACGTCAAAATCGTCGCCCAGAATTTCGCCTTCACTGAGCTGATCAAGCAAGGTTTTCTGCGTGATGGAGCCAGCGGTGTAGAGCTGCAGCAGCGCGAGGATTTCCGCAGGCTCAAGGCGTGCGCCCACAAAATCCCGGTTGACATAGCTTGAACCGGCTTGAGGCTGGCCAACGTAGTCTGCGTGGAATTGCAGGCAGTTGTCGATTAGATCCTGCACCTGCTGAGCGATGACCATCATGGTGCTATCGCCCTGGCTGCGATCAATGCGCTTCGATTCGGCTGTTTCGGCGCTGAGCTTTTGACCCAGAACAGCAGACAGACCGAGTTCGTTGATTTGACCGGCGAGTTGCTCAAGGCGCTTGAACTGCGCTTCAAAGCTTTTGCCGTCAGGTTCGATGTATTCAGCGCGGCCTTCAGCCGGAAATGCGATTGCTTCACCAGGACCAGCGGAAACTTCCTCAGCAGAACTCGGGAACCCGAAGAACGCCAGCATCGGCACGGCGCTGATGTGCAGCATGTTGTCCAGATCGCTCTGGATTTGATATGCCTTGAGGTTCAGCTCTGCGATGTCTTCCATCGGCGGGCGTGACTCAAGCAGCCCAACACGGTTGGAATAAGCAACAGCAAACGGGATGTAATCAAGGCTTGTCTGGCCTTCAGCTACTTTCTCGAAATCACCGTTGTCTTCGCTTTGGCGGTACAGCTCATAAGAGCCAGGGCGCAGCACGCGGATCTGCTCAACGTACTTTTCGCCAAATTCACCATCAGCGACAATGACGCGCTCCATCAGACGGAGCATGGTCAGCTGCTGGCCGCCGTTGACGATTTCAGAGCGCCAACCAAGGATGTCCCGCGGGGTGTAGCAAACCCAATAAGGACGAAGGCTTGCAACGTCGGTGATGTTTTGCGTTTCGTCGTCAGTGGCAGTTGGGAAGTCAACCAGGACGCCAACGTGGCCGTAACGAACGATCTTCCGCGTCAACTCATAGGTGAAGACGTTTAGATCATTTCCCTGCAGGTCTACATCAAACAGCTGCTCACGAATCAGGTCTGGGACGTTATCCAGCTTGACCGGCTTGCGCGTCAACATGCCAGCCAACATCCGTTCAAGACGTTGGTAGTAAGGCGGGCAAACAGAACGGGCTAGGCGGTTATCAAAGCTCTCGTCCAGTTCGCGGGGTTCCTGCGGCAGATACCGGCGATGCTTGCGGCGCATTCCATAGGTGCCCTCCATCAGATCTTCAATCAAGATCCAGTGGGGCTCCATCGCGGCCCAAGCGCCAGACGGATCCTGCACCTGCGTTGCTTGGCGCTGAATGTTCCGGTCGTAGTGCTTGAAACCGGTGTAAGTCATCTTGCGCGCCTAGCCATGCACAAATTCTATGGTTCTAGGTTAATGCTGAATGTTGGCTGGGCCTCCGATACCGCCACACACGGCGTTCAGCCTTACGGGTAGAACCGACCCAGCAGATTAATCGTTTTCTTCTGCGTGGAAAATCTCTTCGTCTAGCGAGTCGCCGGCCTCGTCAAAGCCCTCTTCGTAGAGCCACTGCTGGATAACAGACAGGATGGCCGCGGCGGATTGACTGAAGCTGTCAGCGTCAAAATCTTGGGCTGCGTCGTAAGCAGCTTCCATTTCGTGCCAGAGGTAAGTTGCCATCGGATATGTGCGGCGCGTTCACGATAGAGGCGAAGGCAAGAAAAAGCCCCCGAAGGGGCTGAGAGATCAGTAGTTGGCGGCGAGTGCGGTGGCCAGGTGCTTGAAGAAATGGTGGAAATCGCCGTTCAGGAAGTCAAGGCGCTGCAGGGTGTTGATGATCTGCTCGCGTTCGCGGCCTTGGCTGCGGTTGATGGCTTCGATGACTACATCGGTGGTGACGATGTGACTGTCACCGGTTGTGGGGCTGGTGACTTCGTAGGTGCGGATGTCGAAGTCCTTTTCAGCAAAGAAGGTGGTGAGGGTCATTTGTATGGTGTGGGTGGGGTCGCCCCCGTTGACCTAATTATGGGGTATACCCCAGGCCGCTTGGCAAGCACCCCGGTGGACAGCTTGCAGATCGTCAATACAGTCTGATGCCCGTGCCGCGGCCAACGCCCTGATGTAGCGGGTTGAACTCACGCCACACCACATACCCCAGCGCATCAACCATGTGATCGTGCCCGCCTTCCTTGTCAGGCTCGCCCTTCTCAGTCCAGCTCTGCAGCTCCAAGCACTCGATCAACCGCGCAC